ACCACCAGTATTTATATCTGACATAGGAGTGACTCTACCCGTCTGACTAGGTATGAATAATTCTGGTTGTCCACCATCTCCTACTATACTTGGCTGTCCTGTTTTTGCTATACCACCATCTTTAAAGAATGGTAGTTTGAATCCACCCATTGGTGCACCAACTGTAGGTGTACCAAACAAGTTACCCAAACTAAAGCCGCCACCGCCGCCACCTAGTCCACCAAACAGACCACCTAATGCTTGTTCAATTTGACTTTCTAGTATTTTTTGTAATATGTTATCTAGTGTTCTAGTGAATACATTTTCTAATGCACCCATTAGACTTTCACCAGTTCTTATTGCTGTTGCTAATTCTTTACTGATACTTTTTGACATACCTTCAAATCCTTCTTCAATGATTTGTGCAGTTGTAATAGCTTTTTCTTGAAATAATCCTAGTTGTTTTTGTAATGCTTCTTGTTGTTTAGTTAATTCTTCAGTTAAGAACTGTTCACTTACACCAGCTTCTCTTGCTAGTCTACTTACATCTCTTAATGCTTTGTTTACTTCATTTAATTTATCAGCTTGTTCTTGATATTGTTTAATTAATGTTTCATTAAATGTTGGATCTTCTTTTTTCTTCTTCTCTTCTTTAGGAAAACTGAATCCAACACCTTCTAGTTGTTCTTGTGTAAATCCTTCACTTAATAATGTTTTACGCATTGACAACATACTTGCTTTTAGGTCTTCGTTAGCTTTAATTTGTTTTCTAAAATTTTCTAATTGTGCATTTACTGGTAGATCGGTCATTTCTAATCCAAGCAGTTGATATGCTTTAGTTAATTCTTCAACAGTTAAATTTTGCAAATGAAGAGTTGCGGCTAATAATTTATTTTGTTCATCTGCTTTTATTGATGTTTGAATATTTTTTAATAATTCTTTTTGCAGTTCTTCAAATGTTTTTTCTGGTTCAACTTCTTTTATACCTTTAATTGTGTTTATTTGTTCTGTTAATAATTTTGTTAATTCATCTACTGTAATACCATAAAACTTAGACATTTCGTCTACATTTCTAAGTACAAATTCATACTGAGCTAATGCGTCTTGTTCAGCTTTTAGTGCATTTACTAATCTTTCTGTTGCACTTATAGTTTTATTTTTATTTTTAGCTCTTTCTGCTTCTCTTTTATCTCTTTCAGCATCTCTTTCTGCTTTTAGCCTTTCTGCTTCTTCTAATTCTTGTATTCTAGCTTTTTGTATAATGATAGCTTCATTTAAGCCTTTCATTTTTGCATCATAATTCTCAACACTTGTTCTAGCACCATCATGAGCCGCTTGTAAAGCTGTAACAGCTTTATTAAGCTCTTCTAATTTCATTTTAGCTTGTTCAACTGGTGTTGCTAATTCAAAAGCACTATTGAGTCCCATACTTGCTTTGATTAATTTTTCAAAACCTGCAACACTATCCATTAATGCTTTGTCTTGTGCGGCTTCTAATCTTTTGGTTTGTTCAAGTGCTCTAACTATAGCATCTTTGTAACTCATCATAGCCTTATCAGCTTCAACTTTTTCTAAATGTTCTAATAAATTAGTGAGTCTTTCAATTTCATCACTTAGATTTTTTATATTCATTTTAGTATTAACTGCGTCACCAAATGGACCATATTCTTCAAATATAGACATTTCATCTATCTCAGCTTTTAAACTAGATACTGTTGCAGTTAGTTGTGTAATTTTTTCTCTTACACCTTCAATTGTAGTTGGATCACCTATCTTGTTAAAGAAACTTTCACCTTGCATGAAAGCATCTATCTGATTCATTAAGTTGATAGTGTTTTCTAATGTTTTGTTGTACCCAGAAGTTATTCCTGTCGCATCACCTACTGTTACCAATAGTTTGTCAAATGTATCACCAAACAATGTTTCCAGCTGACTGAGTGTTGTATCCATTTTTTCAAATGCTTCAGTTAATGAATTACTGTTTAAAAGCATATTAGCAAAAGTTTCAGCTGTTAGTTCACCTGCTCTTGACATTTCTCTCAGTTTACCAACTGATACACCAGATTCTCTAGCCATAATACTTAACGCTGGACCTAATCCCTCAACGATACTGTTGAATTCATCACCTCTAACAGTACCAGATGCCATTGCTTGACCAAACTGTCTAATAACACCACTTGCTGTACCTGCATCAGCACCAGCAACCTGTAGGGCCTGTGATAGTTTTGTTGTTATCTTCTCAACATCAGCATTAGACATACCAAGTTCTTCTGTTGATACTCTTAATTTTGTGTAAAGTTCAGCTGTAGCGGCAAAACTTGATCTGTTTGCCTGTGCCATTTGTCTTAATCTGTCTGTTTGTTGTTCTAATTCTGCTGTACTATTTGTAACTAATTTAAGTTGATTTTGAATATTCTCAAATTCTCTTGTTGCACTAACTATTTTATTGAAACCTATTGCTACAGTACCTGTTACTGCGGCTACTCCTAATAAGGCGGGCGTTATTTTGCTAATACTTGCTCCAACAGCCGCAAATCCTGCTGTTTGTGCTCCACCTGATACACCTTTCATACCAGTTGTTGTTTTTTTAGCACTCTGATTTACTCTATCAAGATTTCGTTGAATCTTATTCAGCGGACCACTAGTTTGATCTACTGCTTTTACAATTAATTCATATGTTGAAGCCATTTAACGCCTTCCCCTCTTCTGTTTGGCTTTTTGCATTGCTTCTTTTTGTATCTTGTGTTCCCAAGTATAGAAGTCAACCCAGCCTTTTATTTCGAATGTTGACATTTGTAATACTTCTTCAACACTCTTGCCTAGATCCCTTGCAACTTTGTAAAGAAATCGAATATCGGGAAGGTCTGCTATTTTCCCGTCTTGTTTTCCTCACTCATAATGTCATCTTTCATACTAGTTACTACTCGTAAGATGACAGCAGGGTCTACATTATTCATAAGCGATAATCTATCACCTAAATCAAATAATGGTTTACCATCAGCATCTAATGCTTTCATAATTAATTGCATTACCAATGCTTCTGTTGTTTTACCTTCTTGTGTTAGTTCAATGACTCTTGCTTCTTGTGCCATTGTACTTGTTGTCTTCCAATAAATCTCTGTGTCCCACTCTGGAACTTTTATTGGACCTCTCATTGCACCAGCTAACATTGTTTCAAAGTGTGCTGTTGCTTTTTGTATTAATCTTTGCGTATTTCTACCTTTGGGGGTTGTCATTTAATTTTCCTTTTTTTCTTTAATATCTTACTGATATTATTGTTCAATTTAGGATTAATAATGCCGTCAGGTGCTTGATCAGAGGTAGGTGTACCTAACACTCCATCTAATAAACCTATATATGTGGCATCGTTTTTGATCACTTCAGTGACTGCTCCTATCTTATATTGCCCAGTTCTCGACCATCGCCTACTTGCATATGGTGATTGTGGTGAAGAGCCTATTGGCGTCTTCTTTATAGCTATTGTATTTATCTCATCAATAACTTCATTAACAGTACGCTCAATCGCCCCACGAATATCTTTCATAATGATCCTTGGATTGCTTGAGCGTACCATAATATTTTAACCTTAACTTGTTACTGAGTATGTTAAGTCGCCTGTTCCTTCAAAAGTAATTGAATATTCAGTTACTCCATCAAAACTTTGGCTTCTTGAAATACTTGTAACGATCGCTGAACCTTTGTAGATAGCGTTGCCAGCTACTGTAACTCCATTCGGGTAGACTTCGAAATCAATCTTGTCGCCCGCTTGAACTACTGGTGCCGCTGGTGATGCATCATGCCCTATCGCAGGATCATCTTTATCCCAATATCCATCAACAGTTCCTGTGAATCCTTTGAAAGTAGATAGGATTTCACGAGAAGCGTCTCCCATAGAAGTAGTATCTATAGTCTCAGATGTCTCTTCGATCGAAAAGGCTGTTACATGAAGCATTTGATGTGTTGCGTCAAGTGTAGTACCTGTGTCGCTTAATCTAACTACTCCATTTAAACCTAATGTTTCTGCCATTTGTATTCTCCTAAAAGCTAAAGTATCTTAGTGATACCTTTTGTTAAACACTACCCTTTGTATAGTAGTATTCAACGGTGTAAACAATTGCCGCTTGTCCATATGGTGCTGTTTCTCCAACCTCTCTGACAATAATCTCAGATGTTTTGCTGTTTAATGCATTGCCGCCTAATGTTGTATCTAGTGCTAGTTTTTCTTCAATCTTTTCAAGAATCTCGTTCCTGCTTTGATCTCTGTTGTTACTATACACTATAACATTAATCAATACATCCATAGTAGCTTTTCTTCTGATTTCATTACCAAAACTAAAGTCTTCTCTTTCTTCATTGGCAGTTTCAATCATTACATGAGGGAAACTTGTTGCCGCTAATTCAGTGATGACCTTAGGTTCTCTGGTTACTGACTTAACATCAGAAATAGCACTTATTTGACTTACGATATGTGCTGTAATGTTTTCACGCTTACTCATTACCTGTATATCCTATCAGCTCTCTGTCTGTAGACTTCACCTCTACTTACTGATCCATCATTGTTACCATCATACTCAACACCTTGTGCGATCTCTGCTTTGATCTCTTCAAGGTATCTCTGTCTGTAGTAATCAATCATTTCTCTAAAAGTGTCGCCACCTACAGTGAACGGTGATAACAGAGGCAGGATATGAGCATACAATGCTCTGAATACAGTAGATCTAGTCCACTGACTTTCAGTCAATAGTGAAGCATCAAACTGTGCACCAATAGCCCTACCAAGTTGGTTGTAGCCTTGGCTAAAGTTTTCATTATACCAATTTATCTCAATGTATCTTTTCACATCAGTCTCAGCCGCCGCTAACTGCGTTGAGAAATCTGTTACTCCATGACTTGTTATAGTTGGTACATACTGTAGCAAATCACTATTTGTTGCAAATGCCATATCCTGTTCTCCTTATATACAGTT